GGATCTCATCTTTGCTTTTATCAGCATAGAATTTCTGAACTAATGGATCCAGAGTAATGTAACAGCTGTCAGTGTCGGAATAAAAACTATATTTAAAGTCCTTGGTGCCTACTATTTTATTCAGATAGGCATCCAGAGCTTCACCTACAGTACGAATAATATACTGACCAGTTATGGTTATGCCCTCGGCAATGCGATCATCAAAGTATCGGAAATAATAATTGGCCCAGGCACCAAACAAACTGTTAAGCTGAATCTTACGAGCCATCTGGAAGTTGGTATAACGACTAATGTCATTTAGATACTGCGGCTTATGGGTCTCTTCGTACAGCTTCTGAGCTTCAATCATCTTACGCTTATACATCTGACGATCATCAAATAGCTTTTGCACAATGCCTGGAAATAATCCTTTTTTGTCTCGGCTAAAATGATAGCCATTGGCTGTTAGACATTCATTGTCGGCATGCAGACTTTGCAGGTCAGTCTTTTTAGCCAGGAGCTGGTTCACGGTGGTTGGTGTAAAATAATCTTCTCGGCTTCGAGTCAGAGTTTCTGGACTCATGTTATACTGCATGATGATGCTGGGATACAGGCTGGTGGCATCAAAGCTGACTACCCAGTCATATTTGCCAGGTTTGGGTTCCTGCACATAGGCGCCTTCGATGCTACGATCTGGGCGACTGGTATCGCGGGGATGCACAACTATGTTCTGATCCCAGAGATAGTTATACAGCACACAGTCCCAGGTTCTAACAGCACTAAACACATCACCAAACTGACACTTGGCATCAAAGGCCATGGTGGCAGCTAGTTCTATGAGCTTCATTTTATCTTCCAGCTGTAATACTCGTTCAGTATCCACCACGTTGTAGTCAGTGAATAGTTTCCAGTCATTGGTATAGAATTCCTTGAAGGTATCAAAGGGATTTTCTAACTTACCAACACCCAGCTCCTGTTTACAGATATAATCCAGCTTATAGCTTTCCTGTGCATTATAGGTAAACTTTTTATACAGATCCAGATAGTCCAGTTGAGTAACGCCAACCAGTTCATAGGCAGTCATGGTCTTTTGTGCAAACTCTACATCACGACGTTTAACCTGACGCCAGGGACTCAACTGCTTGGTGCTGGCTTCACCAGCTACTCGCTCAATGCGGCTAACCAGATAGGGTATGTCAAACAATCCTATGTTCCAGCCCGTGATGATGTCTGGTGTATTAATGGTCCACCAGCTAAGGAACGATCGAATCAATTCATATTCGGTGCTGCAATGATGATAGGTATGATTGGGTTTTTCTGCTGTGAATGGTTTACGGCCCCAGGTATGAATCTGACGAGTGTTCAGATCCTGCATGGTTATGAGCAAGAGTTCTTCCACGGGATCATTGACATTGGGGAATCCATGCTCAGACGTAGTCTCAATGTCTATGCCCCAGATGGCTATGTGATTCATGTCAAATTCAATCTGGCCCGTATAGTTTTCGGTTATGTACTGATACTGCCAGTTGGTATTGCCATGTATCTTCATGTTGCTGATACCCTCGTAGCTCTTCATGAATTCTCGGGCATCATTGATGTCACCAAATTCAATCAGGTCCAGGGGTTCGCCAAACAGATTATGGTATGTGGCATCACCAGGCTTCTTCTTGGGGACAAATAGTTTAGGTTTGAAGTTTTCTTTGGTCTGGAATCTCTGACCGTTATGAACGCCTCGAACCAAGGCATTATTTCCGTAGATAGTTATGTTTGTATAGAATTTCATATATCAATTATTATAAATACTATATAGTCTAGAGTCAATAGGAAACCATGGATATTTTTAAAATCATAGCTGAAGTAGGATTCCCCATAGCCGCAGCACTGGCCGGTGGGTATTTTGTGTTCCTTACACTTAAATTTATCTTGGCTGGAGTCATGAGCAGTATTAAGGGCTTAAGTGGTATTATAGTAGCTTTGGACAATCGTGTCAAGACCATGAACCATGATATTATTCGAATCGATACCCTGGTTAGCAATGCACTGGGAGTAAGGCCCGATGTGGACCGAATCGCTCGTGCCGATGGTAAAAATGACGCAAGGAAAGATTAATGAGCTGGCAAGAATGGATGCTGGCGGTTATAGGAACCATAGTCGTGGGCATACTTTGCTATTGGTTTGATGACCGAGATCAACTAATGTTAATAGCCCCTGAGATACAAGTACATGGACATAGTAGAACTAATTAATAAATATGGGTTCCCCATAGTTGCAGCCATAGGCGGTGGTTATTTTGTATACTATGTTTGGATCTGGGCCACTGACGAAGTAGAGCCCGTTTTAAGCGAAGCCAGCAAAAATTTGATTGCCTTGATTGACCGCGTTAGAATGTTAGACAATGACTTGATTAGATTGAATCAAAAGATTAACATTGTAACCATGCTCAAGGATTTAGAAAATGAAAAAATTCATAAACCTACTGATCGTCCTCCTAGGGATTAGTACAGCACAGGCAGCACCTTTACCGGATTTCACGTTCAAAAGTCCCTCATTCAACGGTAATGGATACTCCAGCCACGTTCTTACTTTAGAAAATCAAGAGCGTACTCGTAAAGATAATATCAAAAAAGAAATACAGGCAGGTCTTGACAAGGCCAAGAATGATGCCAACAACACCAACGTAGCTAAGTTCTTAAACAACTTAGAAAGTCGTATCTATGCTCAGATCAGCCAAAACCTAGCAACAGAAATGTTTGAGGCTGGTGGTGCCACCAGTGGTACATTGAATTTTGAAGGTAATATTATTAATTGGACAAGAACAGGTACAGAGATTAATTTAAATGTAACCGACTATCTTGGATCAACAACAGCAATATCAATACCTTTAGGACAGTGGCAATTCTAACATGTACAAAATACTAATCACATTAATGCTGGTTCTTCTTACTGGGTGTGCTACAACACGTACAGTAACGGGACCAGAAAAACCTGTAGAAGTAAAAAGTATCATGCAAAAGGAGTTTGATACTTTACCACCTCCTACAGGAAAACCAATTACGGTTGCTGTATATACTTTTATTGATAAAACAGGTCAGCGTCGTCCGGCTCCAAACTTTGCCAATCTTAGCAGTGCAGTTACTCAGGGGTCAGAAGCTTTTCTAATCAAGGCTCTACAAGACGTAGGCAATGGTCGTTGGTTTGAAGTTGTTGAAAGAGTTGGTATTGATAGTCTAACCAAAGAAAGACAACTCATACGTCAGATGCGTGAAGCCTATGAAGGGACTCATGCTAAACCCCTAGGTCCCATGGCATTTGCTGGCATCATACTTGAGGGTGGAATTACAGGATATGATACAAGTGTCAAGAGCGGAGGTAGTGCTGCTCGAATGTTGGGCATAGGACCACAAACTCAGTACAGTGAAGACATAGTTACAGTAAGTTTGAGAGCAGTCAGTGTTAATTCAGGAAAAGTACTAGTAGCAGTTAATATACAAAAAACCATATACAGCGCCAGTGATAGCATGGCAGTTTTAAAATTTATAAAAGATGGTACGCAGGCCTTTGAAATAGAAAGTGGGCTTACCATCAATGAACCCGGCACTCAGGCAGTAAAAGCAGCCATAGAGAGTGCTGTAGTGGAGTTAATTAAAGAAGGAAGCAAAAAAGGTATCTGGGACTTCTCCTACGAACCATTGCAACCACAATAAGGAGTAAAAATGATAAAGTCATTTAAACTTTTTGTAATGGTTTCATTATTTAGCATCGGTGCATATGCTGCTGATAATAGCATTTATATCGATCAAAGTGGAGATAACAGTACCATTGATGTAACACAAACTGGTGCTGGTAACGTAATCCGAGGCATACAGGGAGTTGGTACAGGTAATACTACACCAGCTAAAATGTATGGTAACAACAGTACTATTGACATTCAACAAATAGGTTCAACTAATACATTGAATTTAGGTGTTAATGTAAGTACTGCTGCTGGCCGTGCCTATGGCATAGACCTAACCTACTATGTTACTGGTAACAACGGTACTGCCACCATTAATAGTAATAACAATGGTGCAGGAACGTCTGGTAGTAACTTCATAGATGTACGTCAGACTGGTAACAGTGCAAGCATCAACTTAAACATGCTGGGCAGTAAGAATGATTTTACTGCAGTAACTTCTGGTGGTGCAAACAATTCTATTACAGCAACCATCAATGCTGATCAAACAGTAAGCAACATCAGCATGACAGGTGGCGGTGGTAATAGTCTAACACAATCGCTGTCTAGCAACAAAGGTCAGGTCAATCTTACCACAGTTGGTGCTTCTAACACCATTAACTTGACACAAACTGGTGTTGCCGGAACCAATGGTCATGCTCTTACCTACAGCCTAACTGGATCCAACAATAGCTTTACGGCTACTCAGTCAGGAACCATTGATACCACAGTTAATGTACAAAGTGCAGGTAGTGGTAATACATGGAACATCACTACAGGAAACTAATCGCCTTAATACTGCTATGGCCGCATCTTTTATTTGCGGCCGTAGGTAGTATTACTGAACTTCAGAATACTCCAGCTAGCATACAACGCAAGGGTGCTGCTCTAACCGGCAACAAAGGCACAGGTGTTGAAATGTCCGATGTTGTCAAGACTGGTGCTGGTAAAACTGGCATTACATTTGCTGACGATACCCGCGTACAGGTCAACGAAAATAGCAAACTAGTCATAGATGAATTTGTCTA